CATAACATTCGATGCCTTCGTACAATGAAACGAAGCCAACTACCGCTAACCCGCCATGGCAACCACGTTATCCGGTACGTCCGGCGCTCTTTATTACAAGCCTGCTGGCACTGACAGCACGTTTAAAGCCGCAAACGTCACCAACGCCAACAACACGATTAACGTTGGCACCTTTTTAAATTTCAAGGCCAACGACAAGGTTTCTTTTGGAACCGGTACGGGGGGCACTTTGCCTGGCGGAACAGCCGCTGGCACCCCTGTTTTCATCAGAACTTATGTAGCAACAACCGGTCTTGCAACTTTTGCTGCGACTGCTGGGGGTTCTGAGCTGGCCCTTTCTAATGACGGTACTGATGGCACAACGCCTTTCACAATCAAGTTTTCTGAATTTGAAGCGGTTGGAGCTATTCGAGAATGGAGCTTTGAAATTACTCGCGATGAAATCGATGTAACCACCATTGGTCAAACGCTTGGTCAGTTTGCTCCGTTCAAGACTTACATCACAGGTTTTGCTGATGGTGAAGGCTCGGCCACTATTTACACCACAGACGATGACACCACGATTGCGTCACGCTTAGTTGATGACGTTATCCAGCGTGTCCAGACCGGCGTTCAATTCAAGCTTTACACCGATCGGGTAGTTGCTTCTGGTGTTGTTGATGAAACCCTAAGCCGGAGCATTGAAATGGAAGCTGTGCTTACTTCAGCCAGCTTTACGGTCAACCCTGACGATGCACAATCGATCGAGGTTGCATTCCGCCCATCTGCTGTACCTACGTTCGATTTCAGCAAGAGCTGATAATCGTTTCGGTTGTAATACCCCCGGCTTGCGCTGGGGGTTTTTTTATGAGTAGTATCTGCTTACTGTTTCAAGGCTTTTATGTCTACTGCTGGCGCTAGTCTTCGTGCTCTTGACCGCCTAAAAAAAGCTGCAAATCTTGTTCCTGTCAAAAGAATTGTGATCTTGAGCGATGGTGCTGAGTTTGAATTTTGGTCTACGCCATTAACAATGGCAGAACGTGAACGCGCACAAAAGCAAGCTGGGTCAGATGATGCTACCCAATACGCTTTGCAGCTATTGGTAAACAAAGCAACAGATGAAGATGGTCAGCGGATGTTTAAAGCTGGTGAATTGGCCGAGCTTAAGAATGACGTTCGCGACGAAGACTTGCAAGGGTTGATGCTTGCTCTTGTAACAGGTGAAGGGAACGTTACTGAGGACGAAGCAAAAAACTAGCCAAGCTCTTCAAAGATGACTATCCGCTAAGGATTCAGATGCGTTTAGCCCGTGAACTGGGCTACACGTTGTCTGAGCTTTCGCAAAAAATGTCACGCGAAGAGCTGCAGCTTTGGTGTTTGCTGTATGAAACAGAAGCATTAGAACAGGCTGAAATGCGCCGCAAAGCAAAGCGGAGGTAGACTTGTGCCACACGGTTAAGAGCTTGTGGCATGGGCGTTGTTCTTGTTGACTTAACTGGCAAGGATAGTCTCAGCCCGGTTCTCAAAGGGGTTGACGGCACCGCTAAGAAGCTAAATAAAACCATCACAGACTCTCGCGGCAAGTTGCGAAATGCCCAAGGACAGTTCGTGGCTATGTCGAAAAGTGCTGGCACAGCAAGGCAAAGCGTCAAGTTGCTTGGTACTACATTTTCAACTTATTTGGCGCCTGTCGTTGCCATAGGTGCAGCGATTACAGGAGTTTCAAAAGCTCTCAGCATCATGGGAGATCGGGAGGCTGATGCGGCTGCTTTAGCAAATGGCTTAAAAGGTTTAACGACAAATGGTGCTGCAGCTTTAGACGAGTTGAAAGGCAAGGCCGACGAACTTGGTAAAGCCACTTTGTTCAACGAAGAAGACTTCACAAAAGCATTCAAGATGCTTACAAGCTTCAGAACGATTGGTGTTAGTAGTTATGGGGAGGTCGCAGAGACTGCTGCTGACATGGCGCAAGTGCTTGGGCAAGACGTAAACAGCGTGATGCTGCAGGTTGCCAAAGCTCTTGAGGCTCCAGATGTTGGGTTAACTGCTTTGCAACGGTCAGGCACTCGATTTACTGATCAGCAAAAGCAACAAGTCAAAGCGATGGTAAAAGCGAATGATGTTGCTGGTGCTCAGGCATTCATTCTTAAAGAACTGAATAAGCAATATGGCGGTGCTGCACAATCTGCAGCCAAGGGATTTGCTGGTGCAATGGATACGTTGGGCGAAGTCACGCGTGATGCGTTCGAAGCCTTTGGAACGTTGATTGCGCCTGGGGTTATTGGTGGCATAAAACTACTTAGTACAGGGATTGAAAGGCTAAGTAGCTTTTTTGCAGTGCTTGGCAAGCGAGTAATGCCGTTGTTTCAAAGCGCATTGCAACCGGTTATAGAAACAATGCAAGGGATATTTAAAGACATTCCTTTCGACAAGGTTGCTAATATTATCGGCAATCAAATTGTCAATGGGTTTGTTTTACTAGGAAATGTGTTGAAGATCGTTTCACCGTTGATTGTTGGAATAGTTAAAGCACTTGTTGAAACACTAAAAAGGAGCCCGCTTGGTTTTATCGTGCAGCAAGCTTATAGGTTGGCCGATGCAATGGGCTTGACAAAACCTTTAGTCGAAGAAACTGAGCAAGCAACAAAGAAACTAGGCCAAAGCTTTAACGATATACCTGGGAAAATTGACGCTGCTACAGAAGCAAAAAAACGTTTGATTGAATCAACAAAAAGCTCTCTTGAATTTTTAACGCAAGAAAAAACACAAATCAAAGCTCAACAATCTGCTTATGAAAATACTGTCAAGGTTACAAATGCTCGCTTAAACGCAGAGAAAGCAATTAATAGTATGCAAAACCAGGGCTTGCAAGTTGCATACGAGCAAGCCAATTCAGCGGGTCAACGATTAAAGATTGCGCAAGATATTTTCAAGAATGAAATGGAAGGGGCAAGTATTGTCTACCAACAAACCTTAAACAGCATCGAGGCGGAGCAACAAAGGCTTGATTTCCGCAGACAGGCTGCAGTCCTCGAAGCTCGGATGATTCAGGCTAAAGGTGAGTTGGCTGCAGCAGAGGCAAAAAGCGCAGACAAAGCAGCCTTAATTTTACAAAAAACAAAGGCAGCTGTAGATGTTCAAAGAGAAACTGTCCAGATGCTTGATGGTCAAATTTCTGCTCAAGGTCAAATTGCTGGTCATCAAAAACGAGCTGCTGAGGCACAACTTCAATCAGCACGTATGACCGCAGAGCAAAACTTAAAACAAAAGCTTGTCAGCAAAGAGATTGCACTGAGTGACACAAACGCAGGCAAACTTGTCGGAAAAATTGGTGAATCTACAACGAACGCAATTTTATTGAAAAACGAACTTGCCAACAGCAATACAAACACGCGAAACCTAGCAACAGGGACCGGGCAAGTTGCACACAATGCGGAGCAATCAGCACACATGTTTATCCAAGTTGCCACTCAAGCGTCAAATGCTGCCAATCAAATTAATAGAGCAGCAACTGCGCAAAGAAATTTGAATGCAGCAAGAGCAGCTCAAGCCTCATCTAGTTCAACAACAACAACAGAAGGCGCAGCGGCTGGTGCTTATTGGAAAGGAGGTTTCAAAGCCTTTGCTAAAGGCGGCATGGTTAAAGGCCCAACACTTGGGCTTATTGGCGAAGGCGGTGAACCTGAGTACATCATCCCGCAAAGCAAGGCGGCTGGTTTTGCTGCTAACTTCTTGTCAGGCAAGCGCGGGACTGGTGCTATCCCTGGTTTTGCTGATGGTGGTGTTGTTGCCCCATCCTCTGCAAGCGTAAACATCCAGACAGGGCCTGTGACGCAAATGGGTGGTCAAAACTATGTAACAATGCAAGACATGAGCCAAGCTGTGCAAGCCGGTGTTGAGCAAACTCTGCAGTTTTTGATGAGTGATGGAACTGTTCGCGCAGGGGTAGGTTTCAACTAATGGCAATCACGTATGACATCTTGTGTTTTCTTGAATATTTTGCTGATCGCACGTCAGTCTTAGATGGTTCAGGGAACCGAACGCCAACGAAGCAATGGCAAAATTTCTACCCTGAGACCCAGTTGCTTTCTGCTGATTCTGATGCAACTGGAGAGTACAAATATTTGGCTTTTGATATTGAAGGCTTTGGCTCTACGCTTGCATCTGAGTTAAACGATTTAAGTGTAGAAATGGCCGCAACTAATGAGTTGATTGACAT